ACAGTTGGCAAGCACATCCCCGAAGAACCGATCCACCCTTCCGATAGTCTTGTGTAGTCTGGAGTTCTCCAGAATCAACAACTCAATATAGTCCCAAGCTAACTCAACCTTTGTTTTCACTGAAGCCACCACGCTTGGCCTTCATCATACGCCATACTTTGGGCTGGATCGTGGACTTCCGCTTGGACCGGGAGATCCCAAGACGCTTCCTGCGGTTCATGTTGGCGTATAGACCTTGTTTCATTTGGCTAGTATAGCACGCATCCCAACGTCACAAAGCGTATCTTTTTGACCCCGACCCGCCGTTTTCAATTTGAAAACACTTACGCAAGATTTGAGATAGTTCATACCCCTTAACTACCGCAGAAAAGATTTTCGACCGCCGCAGCACCACCGCAGAAATACCCCTTATAAGGGGTATTTCTTGCGGTAGTTGCGGTATGCGGCAAAAAGCGAATTGTTGCGGTACCGCAGAAACATTTGTTGCGGTGGTCACAAATCTTGCGTAAGTCGCATTTCTGCAAAAACCATTATCAACGACTTACGAAAGCTGGGTGATGTCCCAGCCATCCCCATTCTTTGTGATCGTCCCGTCCTGTTTTGCGATCGCGAATAGCTCCTGAGCCTTGCGTTTCGAGCATCCAACAGACGCTATAATATGGTCAATGCAGGTACCATAACCACCCCCTTTGGGCCAATCTGGTATAGCCCTTTCGATGGTCACCTCTGGCCTGCCCCTGCCTGTATTCTCAGGCCCGTTAGACTCCTCCCACGCCATCCACTCCTCTGCATGCCTGAGCCAAACGTGGGTAGCGTACTTACTGGCGTGTACGTCAGTGTCAGCTTGCGGCCACGGGATTGCGGCACGGGAACCCCGCTTGGGGAAGGACAGCTTAAAATGCCCTTCCTTGACCGCCTGAAGGTACACCACGGCCCTTGCCCAATTGGTAAGCTCACTTGACCCTATCCCGGCGTAGGCGAGATCGTAGAGGATCGTAGACCCCTGCCCCTCCTTGGGTGGCTTGGGGGTGTGATGCATTACCATCCATGTCACACCCGTCGCCACACTGATCGGGTTGAGGCAATGGCGCAGGAACATTGTCATGTTCTCTTGGGCCAGCGCATCCCCTCCCATGAAGGACAGGAGCGGATCGATCCAGCACAGGTCAGGACGGTGCAGCCCGATGAGGGACGCTGCCATCTTGGCGAACTCCGGTCCCGTCTTGGTGCAGTCGCGGACGATGACCACGTTGTCCAGAATCTGCTTGGTCTCATCCTCGTTCAGATTGAGCGTACCCTTGAGGTGGCGCAGCACTCCTTGAGCCATTTCCGCCACGTCACCCAGATCGTTCTCGGCTTGGATGAGTAGGCTACGAAGCGGCTTCTTAGGCGAGATGCCAAGGAAGCTTCTGCCTAGCGCCCACGTCATCATGGCCTGTAAGCACAGTGTTGACTTGCCCAAGCCCGACCCGCCCACCCACAGGCACGACCCGCCCTTGCATAACCAGCGGTTGCCGAGCAGGCAGTCGTTGTCCGAGCCGGCATCGAAGTTGAGGATATCCTCCCACGGCGTTGGCTGCGGCAGGTTCATGGTCTCCATGTGTGCCTTCCACTCGCTCCACCCCGACCTGCCCGTGTTGGATGCGAGCAGCGCCTGATGCCCGTTCTTCAGTTTGCGTGGCGCCCCGGGGAGGCGGGACAGTCTGGACGCATCCTTGTTCTTGGGATCGATATCGAACTGCGCCATCTTGGAATACAGATAGGCAACGCGCTCGGCATACTCCTGCGCGTTCTTGGCATCCACCTTGACCCAAGCATGGACCGAGCGGTGACCCGAATGGATGATGACCGAACAGGGCAACTCGAGCGTGTTGACGATCGCCCACTGCTCTTCCATGGTGCCGCTGTCAAACTCGATCAGGGCATGCCTGAAATCCTTTACATCCTCTGCCTTGCGGGACTCGCCCACGGGATTGATGCAGACGTACGCACCGACGTACGCATCCGGTAGCTCGACCCCGGCATGGAACTTATGCAGCCACTCCTCCCGGGTCATAATGGTTCCCTTACCGTTGGGTCGCTCGCCATCCTCATGCCCGACCGCGCCCACGATGCATATCCGTTCCCCCTCCCTGAATGCGGTCAATAGGAACTTGCGGACGTCATCGGAGTTGTCCGACGGTTTGGGGCAAGGCTCAATCTCAATCTTGAGCGGCTTGAATGGATTGATATAACTATGCGGCGTGATCGGTTGGCGGGCGCTGCGCCTGAATGCCGACGTGATCGCCGCCCGGATCTCGCTCTCCTTCAGCCCGCTTGACTCGGCCGCCGGCGACAGCTTCGCCATCGCCTCGGCCTCGGTGCCGCCAGCGTCCCTGATTTGTTGTGCGGCGAGGAATAGCTCTTGGTTACGTTCGCCTTCTTGCGCCCCGGTACGGATGAATTGCTCTGTTCTGCTTGGTAGTTTCATTTGTGTTTCCTTTCTTTATTTGTTTCTCCGACATCATGTGTGCGTTCGTTTACATGTCATTTGAAAAGCATGCCGGTGATTCAAGGGGTGAACACACCTTCAGGAGGACAACCCGTCGCAGGATCTCCCTGCGCACCACTCCGGCATTAAATTAAAAGTTTGGGTTTCTCCTCCTTGCTAGGAACATGTAGGAAAGAATAAGACCGGCGTCGATCCAATCAATTCTGGTCCCACCTGCTGCCGTAAGAAGTATCTTCATTGTGATCATCCAAGGCAATACTGCCATTATGATATTTTGGATACCATCAAGGACTGCCTCCACCTTGCTCATCCGTTCAACTCCACCGCCTTCTTGGCCGCCTCGACGATGTCTTGGGCGGTGATATGACGCAGCGCGTTACACCAGTATTGCGTACCCTTGGTCTTGTTGGTCGCATCCTTGCACATCTGCTGCGGCAAGCCCGCATGTGGGCGGCACGGGCTATGCGGGCAGGTGTCAGGCTTGAACACCGACACGTTGCGCGGGTAGTGGGTCATACGATCATCAGGATGGTAGCTGCCCCATAGGGACACACATGGCGTGTCCAAGCCGGCAGCGACGTGGTTGATCGAACTGTCCGGCGCCACGACGAAATCCGCATTGCTCACGATCGGGAACAACGAGCGGAACTGCTTGGTTGAATTGAAAAGGTCGATCACTCTGGGATGGTCTACCTTGAAATTGTTTGAGTTGTCTAGCCCAATAATCACCGCCTTGTGATTGGGGAAAGCCTCGAGCAATGCCAGCACGGCTTCCTGTCCCTGCTTGGGCGGGTAGGTGCGGGTCGGCCCTGAACTGCTGACGTGGTAGGCGAAGAAGTCTCCTTTGATAGGCCACTTGCCCATCTCGGTCAATTCCTTGTGATCCGGTTCGATCAGGTACAGGTGCGGGCGTTTATACTTTGGATCTACGTCGCCGGCATTCATCCAAGTGTAGATGCGGTCATAACAGTTGCCCGGGCCGGTCCCAAGCTTGGTGTCGCCCACCTGCCCGCTGAACAGGTCGTCGGTCGGGACGTGCGCGTCATACGAATCCCACGCCTCGAGCGTTGCCGGCAGGGGAAGAAGTCTGGCGCCTAGTCCTGCATATAGTGTCAGGTTGCGTGCGGGTGCGTATACATCCACAACCCCTCCCGACTCCTGCACCAGATAATGCACGATCGCGGTGGTGATGATCGCGTCACCGATTGCCCCGGCACGGTACACGGCGGTTGCCCCTCCGGTCGAGCGGCCCGGGTAGTACGGCTTGATCTTGTGCGGACATGGCACCGACGTCTTGAATAGCTCGCCCGTCAGTTCGTCGGGCAGCATGTACGTTGTGCGCGGCCAAAGGTTATTGTCATCGATGCGATGAACACCGGGTGTTTCGTTCTTCCATAATTTCATGGTTTGATATCCTCCCTAAACGTATTTAGCCCGCCAGTTGTTTTTCTGGGCATACTGGACCGAGCGCCTGTCGCACTTCCAAGCACGGGCAATCGCACTGATGCTCATGCCCATGAGGTGCTGCTGCTGCCATACGGCGTAGCGACGGGCTACGGTTTCTGGAAGCTTGTTGCCCTTGACTGATCTGTCCACCTTGAGGTCGTCGGGTATGACCGGCTCTTCCGGCTTGCCTGCTACCGCAAGCATGATGTCCTCAAGGCGTTTCCTTGTGACGAATAATTCCTGCTTGATGGCGACCAGCGTCGCCTCCATCACGGTTAGCCTTTCAGCTAGAACCTGTTCGCTTTCTTTCGTGTTCATCTCTTTGGATTTCCTTTGCTATGAGGAGCGACGCATCCACCTGCGCGATAATCGCCCTTAGTTTGTTTATCATAAGGTGGTCTGCCTCATCCCTGCGCTTTGCTAGTTTGCGCCGGGATAAGGACAGCATGTCCACCAACCAATCGATCTTCTGACTCAAGACGTGCGGATACGAAAGGTTTTCGGATACCGCCGGCTCGGCCTGCTCTTCCCTGCGGCGGATAGCGCGATCGCCAACACCTGACTACGGGATCGCGGCTTACCGCCGGCACCCCGGGCGCTGCCCTTCTTGCGGTTGTCCGCCATCAGTTCCTTGATGTTCTTACCTACGTTCTTACCTAGTGGCATGGCCTACCTCCTTATGCTGTTTCTTCCCCCACGACCCCGTCGAACGGTTGCTCTTCGGCGTGGAAGGTTTTCGTTTGTACCCTAAGCCATGTGGGTTTGGCAAGGGAATTCTTTCCGGTGAAAGACGTCTCCTTGAACATGACGTTGTTCCCCGGGACGCAAGTGATACGGCCGTTGGCAAGTTCGATGAAGTGATGCGACTTTGTTTGGCTAGGCTCCATGCTATAAGCGTCACCGTAAGGCTCGGACGTGAACATGTACGATCCCTGCATCCAAGCCTGCCGGGACGCCAGCCACACCTGACAGTCCAGTTCGCGCAGGTAGTCATACTCGATCGTGGTGAAGTTCCAGCCGAAACAATCCCAGCGCTGCGCGTCGCCCAAGGTCCACGGCTCTTCCATTCCGCCCGGGAATGCGAGCGCATGCAGGGGCAGCCCACGGTACAGGGCGCCGCACTTGAGCATGACGGTGCATCCCCAAGCCCGGTGCG